GTATTTATCATGCATATACGTTTTACCATTTATACTTAAAGGGTAACCATCTTTCATAGTTTTAAAAAAATACGTATCTGGAAACTCAAAAAAAGCAAACTGTGTGTACTTACATAAGTCCACTAAAGTTTCAACTTTCATATAATCAGTATAGTCTGCTGTAGCGGGAATACCGTCATCGTAATGCTGATAGTTTAAATTACCATAAGGGTCAACAGCAATATGTCTATAATAAACTACTCCTTTTGATATCATAGCATCCATTATAGTTTTAGAACCAAGCCCTCTTCTCAATCCTATTTCGCAAGTTAGAACTACATCGTTCAGTTTTAACTTTTGTATTTCTTCTGTTATAAATTCGTATTCTAAAGAATCGCCAGAAATCATTTAACACCAGTAAATTTTTTACCTTTCACTTGCAGGGGTTTTATTCCCTGTATGTCACTACCTTGTACACCATTTTCACGATGAGGGCAACCTAAATCTGATAAGGCTCCAATTTTTAAACCTTTTAATTTGTCGTGCAACTCTTTTACTTTAGATTTACTTACTACAGACATTTTACCATCTTTCATGTAATCAATGTCAAAACTTTGTGCGTTAGGCCCCTTTTTAGGAGGAGCACCAAAACGTTTACCCGCCATCACGTTCTCTTTTTGATTTAATTATATCGTTTGCAACTTTTGTAGCTGCAATTTGAGATTTATTGTCCGCAACACGTATTCTTTCTTTAGATGCCGCTTCTGCATCCTCTCTTTTCATTCTTTCAAGGTCAATTTTCTCATCAAACTCGTTTACCTTACGCACTTCTTCTTGTTGGAACTCCATATTTTTTCTTTGTAAGTCCATTGCCTTCAAGTCAAGCTCTCTTTGCTTTAATTTTACCAACTCATCTCCGTTATTTTGGAACTCTTCTGCTTTTTGTAACTCTTGAGTCAATTCAGCAGTACGTAACGCCACTATACTATCAAATTCTACCTGAAATAGCTCTGGGTTCTGATCTTTTAACTGCATTAAGTCTGGTCTTTGCGTGCTTATGATCGCTAAAGCCTGTGCTCTTGCTTTCATAGACAAATGTTCTGCAATATGAGCCTGCAATAACGCATTTACCATTGGATTTACCTGTACCATACGTGTTTGTATAAACGCTGTATGTGAAATAATATGTGCATCATGGTTTTGTGTCGTAAAAGCTCTTGGTAATTGCATACGTAGTGCTTCTGCGTTTTCCAATGCAGGATCTTTTGGTATTTTTGGAGGCTCTGGCTTTAAAATTGTATCAATTTGTTTTGTCCCCATCGCTTCATATACTCTTCTTAACGCTTCTCTCATATCATGAAGCTGTGGAGCAGTTTGTGCTACTTTTAACTGCTCCATAGCAAGTGTGACCCTTTGAGAAACAGAGAATATATTAGGGTCAGCGTAAGGTATTACATCAATATCTTCACTAAAGTCTGCTGCTTTCACAAACTGATTACCACCGTATGTCGCATACGGATAAATCGGTGGTAAGTATTCACTAAAGACTCCATGTAATAATTTGAATTCTTGTTTCATTGCATAGTAACAACGTTTGTGAATAGCACTCATGACCCGTGAGCCTTGTTCCAATAATGCTAAGGTTGTTCCTACTGCTCTGTTTTGTGTATCGTTACCCACTTTCATATCTGCAATCGAAGCAAAACGCTGACCTGCTTGAACAACAAAACCTAGTAAGTTCATTAAGGTAGGGCTCGGATCTTTGAAAGGAAGTAGTTGAAATTGATCCTTGATGTTTCCACCAGGAGCATCTACATCTCTGAACTCACCAGGCTGGAAGGGCTGATCATCATCCCTGATTCTGATACCACGGCTCTTGAAACCCGCTGGTAAATTACTTAATGTACCTGCATCTAATAATTGTCTTAATGCAGCTGTCGCAGTTTTAGATAAACCACCAATCATGTGTATTAAACCAAAACCATAAAACCCTAGACCTGGTAAAAATTTAAAATGTACAAAATATTCTTTACGTTTGAACATATCATCATCAGGTTTGTAGTTTCTATAGATACTTAAAATTCTACTTGATCCTTCATCAATAGTAACAATGTAAGGAATCTTAATTTTCTTTTCTTCTTCTTGTTCAGTATATTCGTCTAAGTCTAAATCAACATGCATTTCTAAAATACTATATTGATAGTCATCTCCTAAAGATGTTTTAGATACACCTTCTATTTCATTATACTTATCTTGTACATCACTTTCTTCGTCTGTATTTAATAAATCAACATCACGATAAAAACCTGCCTTTTGTTTTTTCAAGACATCGTTTTCACTCATCTTTACAATATGTGTTATTCTTTCACACTCAAATAAGTTAGTAACATAATACGGTACAACTAAATCTTCAGCTGCAACAAATTTACTAACCGCTCTTTTCATTGTGTCATCATAATAAATCTTTTTAAACGCAGAACCAGCTAAAGGTAAATAAAATAATAATTGATCAAAATCAGGAGTGTACTCCTCCATTTGATTTAAAACCATGTAGTTCATAAACTCTTTTACACGATTAGCTTGCATGGTTCTTTGTATATTCTTCTCGCCAACTACCATGGTTTTTACAGGACCTTCAGCGGGAAGAAGCTCTTTATAGGCTTGTGCCTGAAATTGTGTGACAGCTTCTGCAAGTAACGGATGCGTTACACTAGATGCTCCTTTAAAAGGCTGCCCCTCATCTTTGTATTTAAAACCCAATAAATCTAAACCGTTGATGTAAGACTTTTCCCAATCGCTTCTAGACTCTTTATCTCTTTTGTAATCGGATATTAAATCTTTAGCTAAATGACTTAGATCTCTATCATCCATAGACTCTGCAATGTTCTCAAAAAAATCTTCTTCTTCCTCTTCTTCCTGCTGCATCTCCATGCCCTCTTCAACAGGCTCTTCGACCATTACATCTACAGGTTGTTCTTGATTCTCTTGTACATCTACAGCGTCACCGTCTTTATCTGTAACCTCAATATTTTCTTCTATCATGTTATTCTCGTTTTTTTAGTTCTACCAAATTTAGTTTTTACTGTAACAAATTGTCCATTCTTTGCTTGAGTCATTTGACCTATTGATTGTACAGGTAAAGCATATTGTTGTCTAACTCTAAAATCTGCTTTTCTCTTATCCACCGCTACGATCTAATAAATCATAAGGTTGTTCTACTGGAGCAGTGTTACTTTGTGGATTGATCATAGCCATCGGGTCTCCGCCTCCTGGTATTAATTTAGACAATGCTTCTGTTTTCATTTTTTGTCTATACATTTCTCTCATTGGATTATCAGCCTTAGCTAATTCGTTTGTAGTATCTTTTAAAGATTTAGATTTAGGTTCTTTTTGAACAACACTTGGTACTGCGGATTTTTTTACTAAAGGCTTATTCTTTACTTTATCTCTACCTGCTCGTAAAGCATCTCCATAATTTTTAGTTACAGGTTTTTCTTTTGCCAGTAACTCTCCTCTTTTAATTTCTTCTTGTAGTAAAGCATCGGTATAATCGCTCATTCTGTTCTCCTAGTAGTATTTATACTCTTTAGGTGGTAAATCTTCATTGTCCACATGATCAGAGTATAACTCAATAAAGTGTCCCTGTCTGTACCTTAACACAGCTTGTGTGGTTGAATCAACATAGTCATCGTATTGACCGTGTGGAAATGCTGCACATTCGTCAATTACATCTTCTGCAAACTTCTCTCCATGTGGATACCACATTTGACCACTCTCAAATAAAGGAGCACAGGCATTTACTCTAGTATGTTTGTCATTACCCTTACTAGGTGTAAACGGTACCACAGGTATACCCATCCTTCTAAATTCTTGCGTCAAAGGTTCACCACTTGCTTTTTGTTCAATTACAATTGTTTCAGGTTCCCAATACTTATAAGCATCTAATGCTACTACCTTTAACTCAGGAAAATCAAATTTACCTTTCATTGCATCTAATAATATCATATGAGCAGGACCACCTTCTTCAGGATAAAATACACCCCATGTTGTGATCGCAGAATAGTCCGCTGTTTCTTTTTTACTAAACGCTGTATCATAACTTTGTATCACATGCGTTAAGTTAGGTATTGAGTCCCCTTTCCATGCCCGCCACCATTCTCTTTTTAATATAGCACCTTCATCCGATGTAGGTTCCTGCATGTACTGAGCCGACCAGTTTCTAATAGGAACCGATGCTTTTATTTTTTCTAATTCTTCTAACTCCCAATATTCAGGCCAGACAGGATTACCTGATGGTAAGATAGCAGGAAAGCTTACCTGCTTCCATGAGTCGGCTTTAGGTTCGGTTTGAGCCTTCAATAATCGTCCCGTTAAATCATCCTCCGCCCATCTTGTCATTACAACTAAAATTGAGCCTCCTGGTTGTAATCTTTGTCGGGGTCCTGAAGTATACCATTCATACGCACGTTCCATCGCAGAATCAGACATGGAGTCTTGTTCCGTGTGTGGGTCATCAATAATAAGTAAGTCTGCACCACGGCCCGTGATACTTGCTCCGACACCCGCTGCATAATATTCTCCACCGTGGTTCGTTTCCCATCGTCCTTTTGCTTTTGAGTCTTCTCTTAATTTAACATCACCAAAAATCTGTTTGTAATCAGGAGAGTCAATAATATTACGAACCTTACTACCAAACCTCACGGCTAATTCTGTGTTATGCGAGACTTGCATAATCTTCATTTTCGGATACTTACCAATAACCCAAGCAGGGAAGTATACAGAAGCAAACTCAGATTTAGTATGTCTAGGGGGCATATTTATGACGAGCCTCCCTTTTTTATTTTTTGCAACTTCTGTAAACTCATTAGCTATAATCTGATGGTGCCCCCATTTTTTTGGGTCCCCTTCTTTTCTACAGATAAAATCAGGCCATACCTCCTGGACAAAATATAAAAAATTATCTTGGCATAGCTTAATATGTTGTAAAAATAACTTCTCAACTTGCATTCTTAATTGATCGGTTGTCATTCCTTCGTGTTTCATATGACCCTTATACACTAACTAGAATAAAATCGCAATATTTGCATGTCTATTACTTAGCCTTTAGTGCTGTATAAAACACGC